AAGTGAAATAATAAAAAAAGCCACAGATAAATTAATAGAAGAAGCAACTAAAATTATAGAGGAAACTATAATAAAACCAATAGAAGAAACCATACTTACACCAATATATGCAGCAATAGAAACTGCAGTTAATATTGCAGATAATTTACCAAAAAAGCCAACAAAGGAGGAAATTAAAAAATATGTTAAAGATACTATTGAGGGATTAATTCCTGATTTTGACCTGCCAGGTTTGTCTATTCCCAAAATACCTACTAAGGCGGAATTGAAAGCTTTAATAAAAGATAAGATACCAACTAAGGAGGAATTATTGGCAATGGCATATGATTTAATTAAAGATAAAATTCCAGAAATTCCAAATATATGGTTTATTCCACCAACATTTGTATTTTCATATCCAACAAACATATTATTAGACCCATTTGTTAATATTGCAAAGTTTCATTTAATAGGGGTAAGTGGAACGATGTCAGTTATGGCACAATATCCACCACCTGCCCCACCCGCACCTGCAATTATAAATTGGACTGGGTATAAAGTTATTGGATAAATTATTAAATCAAATATTTATTACTAAAACATACATAAAACAATTATTATGAAATCAGAAATTTTACTAACTTTAATTAAAGAAGTTGTTAAAAACGAAGTTAAGTTACAAGTAAAAGAAGAACTTGTTAAACTTATCAAATCTGGTGCAGTTACATTAAACTCACAAAAGAAGCCATCTACTCCATCATTGAGAGAGATGACAGAAGTTACTCCTACACCGGTTAAAAGACAACAACCTGTTCAACAAACACAAAGACCACAAAAGGAATTTACTAAAAATGCAATGTTGAATGAAGTATTAAATCAAACTCAACCATTCACATCTGCAGAAAGAGTGGAAGGTGGACAAGGTAGTGGAGGAAGTGTATTGGATATGATGCAACCAACTATGCAAATGGATGAAGATTGGAATACAATGGATTTTACAGCAGGAAGTGTTCCTAAAAATATTCCACAACAATTTGAATCAACAGGAGATGGTTTACAAGATGCAACAATAAAAGCATTAACAAGAGATTATTCAGAATTAGTAAAGAGATTTAAATAATGGCAATAGAGCTTGGTAAAGTAAATGTTACCGATTTAACGGAAAATGACTATAAAATACTGGGTATTGGAATAAATAAAAATTCTGATAAGGGTGGTATATTTGCCGTTAATTATACAACACTAACCCAAGCTAAAGATAATTTAAAAAATCTAATATTAACAAGAAAGGGTGAAAGAATTATGAACCCAACGTTCGGTTGTGATATATATAAGGTGTTATTTGAACAAATGGATGGTGGATTAATAGAAAGTAAAATTGAATCTACTATATTAGATGCGGTATCAAATTGGTTACCATATTTAAACATAGATGAGATTATATTTGATTATGATAATAATGATATAGATAATAATAGAATAAACCTAGAATTAAAATTTTCATTAGTATCAAATCCAAATTTAGGAGAATCAGTAACAATAAATGTAAATAACAATTAATAGAAATGGCACTTAAACCTTTAGATAAAAGTTGGGGGAACGATAATAAAAAAATATCATATGTAGGTAAAGATTTTGCAACATTAAAACAAAATCTTATTGAATTTACTAAAACATATTTTCCAAACACATATTCCGATTTTAACGAATCATCACCTGGTATGGTGTTTGTAGAACAAGCAGCAGCGATAGGTGATATGTTATCTTTTTATCAAGATACACAATTAAAAGAATCAATGTTATCACATGCTACTGAACGTAAAAATGTAGTAGCATTGGCACAATCATTAGGATATAAACCAAAAGTAGTTACTCCTGCAGTAACAACACTAACTGTTTATCAATTAGTTTTAGCTAAAAATGATGCAACTTTTTCACCCGATGAAAATTACTATCTTAAAGTAAAAACTGGATTGGAAGTACAATCCTCTTCAGACCCTGATATTATATTCATAACTACGGATTCATTAGATTTTGCAAATCCGACTGATAGGGAAACGGATGTATATGAAAGAGATGCACAAGGCCAACCCACAAAGTATTTAGTTGCAAAAAAAATCAAAGTAATTTCTGCAAGGGAAACCAGTACATCATTAATTTTTGACAATGATAGTGATTATCCAAGTATGACATTAAATGATAAAAATATTATACAAATAACAAGTGTAAAAGATTCAGAAGATGGTACAACATATTATGAAGTGCCTTATTTAGCACAAGAAAGTATTTTTGTAGAACAACCGAATATACAATCAAATAGTGATACATATCAATCATCTTCATTTGTTCCATACATTTTAGAAGTACAAAAAGTACCACGCAGATTTTCAGTTAAAGTAAATTCGGATAATACTATGGATTTACAATTTGGAAGTGGTAATAGTGTTATGAGTGATGAACAATTGTTACCAAATACTAAAAATATCGGATTGGGTTTAGCAAATTCAATTACTAGATTAAATCAAGGAATTGACCCGTCTAATTTTTTAAAGACAAACACATTCGGTATCGCACCAATAAATAAAACATTAACCGTAACTTATTTAGTAGGTGGTGGAGTTACATCAAATATAAATACAGGAGATTTAACAAAAATTAAAAAAATTGAATTTGATGAAGATTTATTATCATTAAGTCAAGAAAATATAGGTGCATACAACGAAATAAAAAATTCAGTAGCAGTTGAAAATTTAGAACCAGCAACAGGTGGTAGAGGTAGTGAAACGATTGAGGAAATTAGACAAAATGCATTAGCAACATTTGGTTCTCAAAATAGAGCAGTAACAAGACAAGACTACATCGTAAGAGCATTATCAATGCCGGAAAGATATGGTAGTGTTGCAAAAGTATATGTTAGTCCAGATGGTGAATTAGATAATAACTCACCCGCGTCCATTTTATCAAGTCCAAGCAATGTTGCAGAATTTGTTGGATTGGTTCAGTCGTTACAAACCGCAACCACACCACAAATACAAACCGAATTAGTAAAATATTTATCTCAAAAGAAAACTAGTATTGCGGAAATCAATAACCCGTTTGCAATCAATATGTATCTTTTAGGATATAATGAAAATAAACATTTGACAAACTTAAATCAAGCAATCAAACAAAATCTTAAAACTTATTTAGGTGAATATAGAATGATGACAGATGCCGTTAATATTATAGATGGTTTTGTTATTAATATTGGTTGTGATTTTGAAATATCAGTATATTCTAATTTTAATAAAAGAGAAGTTATTGCAAGTTGTCTAACAGAAATACAAGATTATTTTAATATAGATAATTGGACATTTAATAAACCAATAAACATATCCGAAATAGAATTAATACTAGCAAACGTAGAAGGTGTAATGAGTGTACCATCGGTTAAAATATTCAACATTTGTAGAAGTGATAACAACGAAAACTATTCTCCAAATAGATATAATATAGATGAAGCAACTAAAGGTAAGATTGTCTATCCTTCTTTAGACCCATCTATATTTGAAGTTAAATTTCCTAACAAAGACATTAAAGGGAGGGCAATATAATGCATAAATTTTTCACATCATCATTTGACGCAAGTATATATCTTCAACAACCTGAACAAAACGCAGGTAGGGATGAGATATTAGAAGTAGGTAAACTTTATTATGGTTCTAACGAAGTAGCTTCTGCTATGGATATAGCTAGAACTTTAATTAAATTCAATACAACACAAGTTTCACAATCAATTGTAGAAAATATAGGAACAGGAAGTTATTCTGTTTTCTTAAATCTTAAATCAGCAAATTCAGAAGAAATACCTTTAGAATATACATTATATGCAAATGCTGTATCTGGAAGTTGGAAAATGGGAACTGGTACTAAATTTGACAATATAACATCGGATGGTGTAAGTTGGTATTATTTGAATGGTTCTTCGAAGTGGCAAGACATATCAGGTTCCTATCCTGCTCAAACGGATACATCTTCTATATTAAATGGTGGTGGTGGTTTATGGTATAGTTCATCAATTGCATCACAATCATTCAGTAATGAACCAGATGATATTAGAATGGATGTAACAAATATTGTAAAACTATGGATTAGTGGTTCAAATAGATTAACCAATGATGGTATCATATTACACCACCACACATCGGCATCATTATATACTGATACAACGGACTATGGTGTATTAAAATTCTTTTCAAAGGAAACAAACACAATATACGAACCTAAATTAGAATTAGTTTGGGATGATAGTTTATTTACAACAGGAAGTTTAACACCTGTAACAGGTTCGGCAAGTGATGACTATAAGGTTGTAGTTACCAATTTAAAAAATCAATATAGTAAAAATACCAAAGTTAAAATAAGAGTTAAAGGTAGAGACATGTTTCCATATAAAACATTTGGAACAACATTTGGATATGACCAAGCAAAATTCTTACCATCGGGTTCAACATATTATCAAATTGAAGATTATATAACAAACGAAATAATAGTTCCATTTGGTGATTATTCTAAATTGAGTTGTGATAGTACATCCAATTATTTTAATTTAGATACATCAACATATGC